AACATCAGGGCGTCACTGTCCCGGAGCGCATCGACGAGCGCATCGTGGTACGACCACGACGTGGCCGACAGCCATGGCCGCCAGAGATCGCGGATCTTGTCGTCCACGTCTTGGTATTCGACGAGCGACAGGACGTCGCTGCGAAGCGCCGCCCAAGCCTTGCTGGCGAGGTCGCCGCCCTTGAGGGCAGAGGCCACCTCGTGCAGCGGCACGGGTGTGCCCTGAAAGAGCCGCCGCCCGAGCTCGTCCAGCCCGAAGAAGTTGACGAGGCCCTCCTTGCGGAGGGCCATGCGCTCCACAATGGAGCGGAATACGTGGGGTGGCGAGATGCGCTTGAGTAGCCCGGCGTCACCGGGATATTCGCCACCGTACATCGCCATTACTTGTTCTACTTGCATGTGTGTTGCCCTCCTAGGCAACGTGAAGAGGGGAGCCAGCACGCGCTGACCCCCCGTGGGATTGAGCAGTTTATGGACTTGCTCAGGTCCAGACAGCTAAACCTGCGCCGCGTTGAGGACAGACCGTCCGTGCGGCCCGGTGTTAACGTGGTACTGGGGCAACTTGTACTGCCCTACCGCAGACCTGTAAATGTGGGCAGTAAAGTCTTTATCTGCCGCCCCGATGCCGGGGAAGAAGATCTCCCACTCCCACTTCGGCTCCAGCGTGAAGGGGTCTTTACAGACGGTGGCATACACCGCCATTCCGCGCGGCTTGCCCTGCCACCAGTCGGCGTCGCGGAAGCCGGACGGAACTTCCTCCACCCGATACGTAAACCGGATGCCGCTCCAGTTTACGTCCGTCTCCTCCTCCTGCAACCAGAGGGTGAAGGCCGGAATCCCGGCGTACTCCTCTACCCTGATGCGGGTAAACGCCCGCAGGCGAACGGCGGACTCTGCACGCTCCTCGGCTTCGCGCACCATCTCGGCTAGGGCATGGTTATCTGGCATCAACTGCACCGCGTCTCGCAACGCGTCGGCCTGCCTCGCGGCTTTAAGGCCGCGCAGAAGAGCCTCCCGGTAGTCGGCTTCCCATGAGACGGACTGAGGCGCGGGCTCTGCCTTCTTGGGGATAATCATCCACTTACCATCGCTCCCACGGAGCGCTTCGCCGCGCTGAGCGAGTCGTGCGAGGACACGCGATACTCGACCGCCCGGCTGCCCGACTGCCGCCTTTATTTCGCGCTGCGTGGCGAACCCACGCTCCACCAACAGCTGTCGTATCTGGTTGACGTAGGTGTCGCCCTTGAAGGGCCTACGGGTTCCCTTGTCAGCGCGCGGCTTTGCCACGTAATCGCGGACAAAGTAGTGCGTCCCGTTCTCGTACCGTATCTCACCAAGCGTTCGCAGATGGGAGACGATGGACTGTGCGGGAGCGTGCTCCAGCTGGAGCGCCGCCTTGATCTCCCGCAGCGTAGCCGCCTTGCGCTCCTTGATGAACGCCCGCACCTTATCCGTAACTGTAATAGCCATGACAACATCTCCGTGATAATGAGTGGGATTGAGCAGTTTAGGGACATGCTCAGGTCCGTACACCTAGACTTCTGCCGCGAGCTTCTTGATGGTGGCTACACGCACAGCGTGTAGGAACGCCAACCGTTCCAAATACGGAACGGGATCGACATCATCGCCGAAGAGTTCCTCTTCCTCCTTAAAGGCCGCCTCAGTGTGGCGGATTTCCGCCACCAACGCCTCCAACGCCGCCTTTACCTTCTCGATTTCCATGACAATCTCCTGTGATAATGGGTAACGACGGGGCAGGTTAGCGACGCGCCCCACGTCGGGGCCCGCTCAGTTATTGAGCAGCCACGCCACGACGCTGGCAATCTGCCAGCCGACGAACAAAGCAGTAGCCGCCGTGCTGGCCACGGCGAGGCCGAAGAGGCGCACGTTGCGCTGGTAAATCTTGCGCGCCCGGACGCGCATCACGTACTCGCGCGCCCTATCGGCGCACTCTTGCCGGAACAACTCGTCGGCGCGCTCTTGTTGCGCGAGAACAGCGAAACGGGGAAGGGTAGCCATGACGATTCTCCTGTGATAGTGAAGGGACGAGCAGTTTACGGACATGCTCAGGTCCACACACCTAGACAGCCAGATCGACGTGCTGCCCCCAGTCTTCGGGCCAATCGGCCAGCGCCTCAGCCAGTCGGCTCGCCGCTGCGACAGCCTTATCGGCCGTCTCGGGGTCGTCACACGCTATCGCGTGCGCGGCTTCGTCATTCACCGTCGCCACCCATTGGTGGCTCGGAAGCAGACGCCCCAGAAAGCTAACCGCGATCTCGATCCTCGGATCTTCGATCAAACGGTAGTCGGCGCGCGTCAAGCGGGGGCTGTGGCACGGGCACGTGCCGATGAGGAGGTCGAAACCGGGGACGCTGCGCAGCAAGGGATTGTAAGCCATTGTCGTAACTCCTAATAACGTGTGGGATTGAGCAGTTTACGGACGTGCTCAGGTCCATGCGACTAACGAGAAACCACGCCACCCTGAATGGGCAGAGACGCGAGGGCATCGCTCACTGCCACCATGACGCTGGCATGCACGACCGACGGAACGCCGTTGCCGAGCGTCAGGTGGGGCGTGCCCCATCCGCCCGGAGCGACGGTGAAGCCGACCGTGCGCGTCTCTGTGCCGCGCCGTGTTGCCACTCGCAACGTCACGTCGCCGTGCGCGTTGCGTGGCGTGCCCTGCGCCGTGACGCGCAGGACAGCAGGGGCAGACATGGTGTACCGCTCAGGCATGGGTCACCTCCGCCCAAACCCGGTCGGCTTCGGCGATGATGCGCGCCGTTTCGGCACGCTCCGCCTCGATCTCGGCGAGTGTCTCGTCGATGTCGCGCAGCATCTCGTCCTGCCGCGCCACGATGGCGGACAGTTCGTCCCGCGCCATCGTGGCGCGTGCCAGCAACGTTTCGATGTCCATAGTCGTTGAACCTCCGATGGTGCGCACAAGCCGTGCGCGTAGGGGATGGGATGGCCTACCCGTGGCCGTGGACGCGCGCCTAGGCGGGCATCGGGCATAGGGCAAGCCGTAGCCTTGCGTTTAAGGCCTCTAGGCGGGCCTAGGGCAGGCGTTCGGGCAAGGGTAGGGGTAGGGTACCCGTACCGGGCAAACGCGCGTCCTAGGGGCTCCTAGAGGCCTCAGACGCAAGGCCTAGACACGCCGATGCCCGGCCGAAGCCGGGCAATCGGGTCCAGAAACGCCGATGCCCCGCCGAAGCGGGGCAATCGGGTACGCCGTGTGGACTAAACCTGCTCAGTAATGAAGGTCATGAGACCCTTGCCGGGCAGGAAGGCCATGCTGTCCAGCCGGGCCATGGCCGAGAACTGGAAGCAATCCGGGGCGTCGTACAGGTTACGGGCAGCCGACCCGGTGACGGCAGTCTTACCGTCCGTACCCGTTACGCTCTTATGCATCACCTGAGACTTGCTTACCAAGCCACGAGTCATCGCGACAAGCTCTGCAAGGGAGTAGGGAGACTTGGCGGCCGCAGCGTCAAGCGCCTTTGCACGGAAGGCCGCATCGGTCGCAAACTTCCGGAGCGCGGCCTTGTGGAACTTACCGACGTTGCCCGTGGCAGCCTCCGGCGTGGTGACGGACTTGCCGCCCATAAGCCTGTATGCCGCAGCCAGTGCCTTTGCCTCTTGTGCGTCGATTACAGCCGCCTGAATCTTAGGCGCAATATCAGAGAACTTGTCCGCAATCGTGGTGATAGCGGGACCCGTAGCGGTGGCCACAGGGGCCTTGTCCTTCGCTTGCGCCGTCGCCGTCGTCGTCTTAAGCCTGATTGTCCTAGCCATAGTCGTGATACCTTGTGCTAACGTGGGGCGGGATTGCCTCCACACAACCATCATAGCATACCCGTCGGGACGGACTGCATCGACCGGGGGCGGCGTCTGCAAACAAAAACGCACCCGGCCCTCCCGTACCCGCCCAACCATATCCGTAGTAATTTATTATATTCTCAATTCCAGCCGTGTGCATAACTCTACAGTTAAGTGCACAACTAGCGAGTTAGAATATCGCTCAATAGAAAGTGCATAACGCTCACGACATAACTCGCCTCAAACCCAGTAGGCATGCGGGTTTCAGCCCGAAATCGGCCCGAGAGCCGCCAATAGTGCGAGCTTCAGCCCTGTTAGACCCTACCCCCTTGCAATAATCAAACAGGTGCAAACCCGCACCAGTACTCACTCTTTATTATTCTATATGTCATTCGTATTGTAATAGTTAGATTCATTTGTGAAGAGGGGGTATTGTATAATATTTTATTATTTATTATTGAATATTGTGAATATCTTGTCTTGTACGCATGATCGTGTATGTGTTTATAAATGAATACAGACTGTTGCAATAGTAGGAACATACGAAATAATCGCTTTCGCGCCCCTACTGGGTTTCAGCCCCCTTCGATATTGCACAACCCCCAAATTTGCGATCGCTGAAACCCGCGCCACGACTGGCTCCTACGACGCGTTTCGCCCCCTAAACCGCCGTAACCCGCATCGTTACTGCCTTTCAGCCCTACGCAACATACTAACCCCTAATAAAACTTTGCACTAAATAATCAACAGCATAACTTTTATTCCTACATATTCAAGTTTATTCAGACACTTGACTCCGTGCCCACGCGCGTATACGATGAGACCCTGCCCCCAGACAAAGAAACAGACCCCGTGCAGTAACACGAGGTCTGTTGAGCGGGGCTCCAGCAGAAGGAGTGCTGAAGTGACCTCTATTGTAGCCCATCCAGCGACGCTCGTCAATAGCGTCTGTGTCAATGACGGTGCGGAATTCGCCCGCTTTCGTACCGTTCCTCTTCCCTCTTCGAGGACAAGGACTCTCTCGCTCGCCCAAGTGCTAGAGCAAAAGCCCGCCGAGAACTTGGGCTGGTGGTCGGTGCACGTGTGGCGAGGCAGCCGCCGTCAACAGAACATGTGGGAGATGGCCCACGGTGTCGTCGTGGACATTGACTTCTACGACACAGAGGGCAACCACGCACCCAAGGATCAGGCGTCTGCCGAGGCAATCACCATCGCTGCCTTGACGGGTGACTTCGGTGCCAACATTTACCACGACACGCCTCGCGGCGTACGTCTGGTGTATGTGTTTGAGCGGCCCATCAGGTCGGCCAACGTGTGGACCCGCGTGTCTGGCGAGATATTCACGCACGTAAGCGCCCGAATCAGTAGTCTGAGCCTTGCGGCTACTACCGAGGGACGGAGGCACTTCGGTGGGTTCAAGGTAGACGAGAGCGTCCAGTTCGATCGGGCCAAGCTCATCTACGCGCCGAACTCGATTGTCGAGGGTGTGCGTCGGTCTGCGGACGTGATCGTGCTGGACGAGCGCGACCAGACGGTGGATCGCTGGTATCGCGTGCCGAACATCGGTCGTGCGGTCGAGCGGTTCAACCGGGATCATTCGTCTGTGGCCGATGAGTGGCCGCGTAGCGGGGGTGACTGCCCCATCTGTGACCATCGGGGCTGCTTCGGCCAGTTGGGCGACGTAGAGGGGCGCTGGGCGTGCTTCAGCGCAGACCACGGGGACGTGGGCGTCGAGGGGAACGGCGTGCGGCACGGGGACGTGCTGGACGTGCTGGCGCATCAGGCGGATATGTCGCGGCTGGAACTGCTTGAGCGCGACGGATACTTTGCGCCGCAGGGCGCGGAAGAGGAGGCGGCAGAGGAAGCGGTTCGGGAAATCACCGAGATCGAGGCGCTGTTGCAGCGGTACGCGCTCATCGAGGGTTCGACGAACATCTTGGACGCCACCACGTTTGAGTTGATGAAGGTGGACGCATTCAAGCTGCGCTGGCCTGTGTCAGGTCCGATGTGGATTCGCCATGCGGCGCGGCGGGTGGTGCGGCCTGCGGACGTTGTGTTCAAGCCACAGGGCGCGGGGGACGGCGAGATCAACCTGTTCCGTGGGCTGCCGATGCGCACGAGCGAGGACGTGACGCCCGGCGTGCGGTGCGCGCGCATCATCGCGCACCTGTACTACCTGTGCGGCGGGGACGCGGACCTGACGCACGACCTGACGTGCTGGCTGGCCTACCCGTTACAGAACGTCGGGGCCAAGCTCGGATACGCGTATGTGTTCCAAGGGCCGGAAGGCTCGGGCAAGTCGGCGATCTTCGAGAAGGTGATGATGCGGGTGTACGGCCACCACTACGGCATCCAGATCGGGCAGACCGAGCTGGAGTCGAAGTACACGGGCTGGCTGTCGCGGAAGCTGTACATCGTGTGCAACGAGGTGTCGTCGTCGATTGTCGAGCGTAAGCTGGTAAAGAACCGGCTGAAGTCGATGATTACGGACGACCTGTTCACGATTGAAGAGAAGTTCGTACCGATACGGATGGAGGAGAACCATGCCAATCTCGTGTTCCTGTCCAACGAGATGCAGCCTGTTATGCCTTCTGCTGACGACAGGCGCTATGCAATTGTGGAAACCAAGGGGCCGAACGGCCACGATTACTACGACAAGTTGTTTGCCGAAATCGACGGCCCCGGCACGCAGGCGTTCTACGACTACTTGATGGCGTACGACCTGCGCGGGTATCGCGGTGTGTCAGCCAAGCCGCCGAAGACCGTGGCCAAGGACGTGCTCATCGACATGTCCCGGTCGCCGCAGGAGACGTTTGTGCTGGACTGGCGCAGGGACGAGACGTTGTACCCGTATACCCCGTGCTACACGGAAGACCTGTGGCAGGCGTATCAGGTGTGGGCCAAGACGCGTGGCTTTGCGCCCGGCAACGAAATACTGTTCAACCGCACGATGCTGCGCTATGGTGGGACCGATACCCACAGGATGTCCATCAACGGGAAGGCGCGCTCGGTGCGTGTGCCAAGGCAAGGCGGACCATTCACGCCCGCTGCGATCCAGAAGGCGGCGGATCACTTCGGGCGAATCACGCACACGGCGTACCTGAACTACTTTGAGCGGGTGAAGATGTGATGGAAGCCAACCGCTGGAAGAAGAAGCACATCGACGAGTTTGACGACGTGCCGAAGCGTTTGACGGACGGCAACAAGCTCATCGACAAGATGTCGCCGCAGGAACAGGTGGCAATTCGCAAGGTGCTTGCGGACTTGCCGCCCGAGATGGCGATGAAGGCGTACGAGATTCCCGCAGGGATGCGTAAGCCCGGCGCTCGACTGGCCAAGATCATCCAAGGGATGACGGGCGAAGGCTGGCAGATGGTCGAGTTCTGGCTGCGTATCCTGAACGACGAGAATCAGGATTTGCCGATTCGGATGCAGGCCGCAAAAGAACTGGCCGACCGTGGATTCGGCAGGCCGCCGCAGGAAATCCAGCAGGAAATCACCAGCACGCACACAATCATTGCGCAGCGCCTGACGGGTTTGTCGGACGAAGACCTTGCCGAACTAGACAGTCCGACGGATTTGGCCAAGTACGAGGTGATTGATGTCACAGACATCAGTTGACGCGCAAGCATTCGCAAGGGCCAAGGAAGTTGCACGCAGACGGGCTGTTTGTCGCAAGTCTGTCTTTGCTTTCATTGATTTGTGTGTCCGCATTGAGGACGTGGATAGCGTTGGGGCAGAAACCACGTTTGAGTTGTGGGACGGACAAAGACAAGCGTTGCAGGCGTTTCAGACAAACCGACTGATGATCGTGCTCAAGGCACGTCAGCTTGGTCTCACGTGGCTGGCACTGGCGTACGTGCTGTGGAAGATGATCTTCAACGTCGGCTACACCGTCGTCGGTCTGTCGAAGGGTGAAGACGAGGCCAAAGAACTTGTGCGCCGCCTGACGTTCATGCTGGAACGCGCGCCAAAGTGGCTGATTCGCTACTACAAGGATGCCCCGAAGGACTGGACAGGGCCGACGTGGGAAGACCAGACGCTGAATCTCAAGATTCATCACGGTGAGGGCAAGGCTCCGTCGCGATTCTTGGCAGAAGCGGCAGCAAAAGACTCGGGCCGTTCGTTCACCGCCAACATGGTGCTCATTGACGAGTGGGCGTTGCAGCAGTGGGCCTACGAAATCTGGCAAGCCGCGTATCCCACCATCAACCGTCCGACAGGCGGTCAGGTCATCGGGATTTCTACGGCCAAGCCGGGCACGCTGTTCCACGATTTGTGGAAGGGCGCGCCCGACAACGGCTTTACGCGCGTGTTCTTGTCGTGGAATACGGACCCGCGCCGAGACATGGACTGGTACGAGGCCACGAAGAAGGCGCTGCCCCGCTCGTACCGGGCTGAGTATCCGAACACTGCGGAAGAGGCGTGGTCGGTCGGCGTGGACAGGTTCTTCACAACGTTTGATCCGGCGTACCACGTGTACGACCCAGAGGAGATTGACCCGACCGAAAGCGGGCAGCTTATCACCGGAATGGACTGGGGCTACTCATCGCCGTTCTGCATCTTGTGGGGCGCCGTAGACTTTGACGGACGTATCTGGATTTACCGCGAGCTGTACGATAAGCAACGCACGGCAGGGCAGGTTGCGCAGACGATGCTGGAAATCGAGCAGGCGTTTGACGAGCATATCAACTACCGGGTGGGCGACCATGTGTGGGACAACCGAGGTTCCAGCGGGCCGTCAGTGGGCGAAGAGTTTGCCTCCTATGGCGTCGTCTGGGATAAGGCAGACAAGTCGCGGGTACAAGGTTGGCACCAAGTGCACAAGCGTCTTGAGCCGCTGTCCGAGGGAGAACTGCCCGGCGTGATGATCAGTGCGGAGTGCCCAAACCTTATCCGCCAGTTCATCGAAATCCTCCAGTCGAAAACAAATCCAGAGGATGTGGACACAAAAATGGAAGACCACGCCTTGGATGCGCTAAGGTATCTCTTGTTCAGCAGGCCACTGGCACCACAGCAAGCGAAAGAATCACTGCCATGGCTCAAGCGGGACCGTGACCGCAACGCGAGTTGGATGAGCTACTGATGGACGAAGAAGAACTGCTGACAGAGAAGGGAGCGGACCTCAACGCACCGGACGTTCAGCTTGCGTTGATGATGCAGACCGTCAACCGCAAGCGCGGTGAGTCGGACAAGAAGACCATCGAGCGGCTTCAGAAGCTGCTGCGGCAGGCCAAGCACGCGGACGACCGCTGGCGGAAGCGTGCCGAAGAGGGCATGGCCTACTACGACGGCGACCAGTGGCGCGAAGGGGACAAGCGCGTGCTGGAAGGCCGCAGGCAGGCTCCCGTCACCATCAACCGCATTGCGCCCACCATCGACCTCGTGGTGGGCCTTCAGGTTACTCAGCCCATCGACTGGGTGGCCAAGCCCGTGGGCATGCAGGACGACGGTGTGGCAGAAGCTGCGACCGCTGCGCTCAAGACCATCAGCATCCAGAACGACGTGTTCGACAAGGTGATCGAGGCATACAAGTACAGCCTGACGTACGGCGTTGGCTGGCTGGCCGCTGGTTTCTTCATCCGCGACCCGGACCCGCGCAGCGAACCCGTGCAGGTCATCAGCGTCGATCCTCGCGAGATTCGCTACGACCCACAGGCCAAGCAGAAGGATTTGTCCGACGCGCGGTTCATGGTCTGGTCGCGCAAGGTGGACATCGAAGATGCGATGCGCGCTTACCCGAAGCTGAAGCGTAAGGTCAAAGGCGGCTATGGCGAAGGCGTTGAGTACGTGGCGTACGAAGATTCCTCATACATGGAGGAAGGTTCGTACAAGGTGTACGAGGGACCGATTGACATCGTGCCGCCGCCCAGTTTGTGGGACTCGCTCGACTACAACGAGGCGTACAAAGAGGACTACGATCGCGAGTCCGAGATGATTTACGTCCACGAGTTCTGGGAGAAGAGCACCAAGGAGTCCGTGATTGTCGAGCACAAGAACGGCTGGGTGCAGGTACTTGACTCGGACAAAGAAGACGACATGCAGTCGTTGTTCAATCCAAGCGTGAAGCGCTTCTATGTCGCGCCGGTACCGTTCATGCGCTACTACGTGTTTACCGGCGACGTAATGCTTGTCAACGAGGACTCGCCTTACCAGCACAACAAGTTCCCGTTCGTTCCGGTGTGGCATAAGCGCGACCGTCACGGCGACCCGCTGTCGATGGTCGAAATGCTGAAAGACCCGCAGCGAGAGATCAACCATCGTCGTTCGCGCTTGCTGTGGGAGCTTATCTCAAACAGCGTGCGCATCAGCCAGAAGGCATTTGCCCAGACCAACCTTTCGATGGAAGAGGTCCAGATCAAGGCTGCCCGACCGGACGCCGTGTGGATCGGGGACTCTGGCGACATCGAGATGCTGCCCCGGCCCGGTCAGGCGTCGGGCCAGTTCCAGTTGATGAACGAGGCCAAGCAGGAAATCCAATCGGTGTCGGGCATCAACGACGACCTGATGGGCTTCGACTCGTCGTCTCGCTCGGGCAAGGCCAAGCAGATCACGATGATTCAGGGCGCGACCATCCAGCGCCCGAAAGAAAAGAACCTGCATATCGCGCACAAGTTGCTGGGCGAAATTGTCTTGCAGCTTATCCAACAGGCGCACACGGATGAGTGGCTGGTCCGCATTACGGACGACATCGAGGGCGAGAAGTTCATCAACATCAACGCTGCGCAGATGGACGAGATGGGCAACAAGCGTGTCCTGAACGACATCACGCAGGCGCGGTTCGACCTTATCGTCGAAGAGGCCCCGTGGACCCCGACGCAACGCGACCGCGCTTTCGAGATGCTTACACGTATGGCCGAGGCCGAGCCGGACCCGATCATGCGTCAGACCATGCATCAGGCTGCGCTTATGGTCGGCGACATCCCGAACAAGACACGCATCATGGGCCTTGTCCAGCAAGCGGGTCAGACAATGGTGCAGCAAGCACAGCAGGCACAGCAGATGAAGATGGCGCAGGCGCAGGCAGACTTGGCTGCGCAGGATATGTCTGCCGTGGGTCCGCAAACATTCTTGCCACCGGGCGCAAAGAATCCTGTTTCAGAGGCGGTAAACACGTCGCCCGCCGTATTGCAGGGGCTGCTTGACCCTGCTACGATGATGGGCGATTAGAGGAGCCTATGGAAACCAAGAGTGTGCCAGAACTGAACGACAGCCTTACGGGTTGGGAAGAGCTTGGCTACGCTTCCAAGACCGAGGCGATGAAACATGCCGCTGCTCTGTGGCAGGCGTTCGTCAAGGCGGGATTCATCAAGACGCCTGCGCAGTGCGCGACCATTGTGCGCGACCCTCGCGTGTGGGCGATGGGAAGATTCATTCTCTAACTTGACTGTCCGTTAGTTTTCGGGTAGACGTAGGACAGGTCGGTGGCCTAACCACCGTATCGTGCCTGCTACGTCAATGAGGGAACCATGGACAACGAACTCGACCTGAGCAATCTGTCTGACGAGGACATCGAGCGCCTCGCCAACGACTTGGCCGAAGATGAACCCGCTGCCAATACTTCGGAATCAGCACCCGAAGCATCCAAGACCACTCAGAACGAGGATCACGTCCAAGAGGACGACCAAGCCGATGCTGCGGACGAACCGGAGCAGAAGCGAGGAAACCTCAACGTCGCGTTGCAGAAAGAGCGGGATCGTCGGCGTGATGCCGAGGCTACTGTTCGCCAACTGACGGAACTGCTTTCGCAGAACCAGAGGCGCGCACAGGAGCCAGAACCCGAACCGGAAGCAGTCGAGGAAGCACCTGACCCGTTTCTCGATCCCGAGAACTACGTCAAGTACGAGCTTGAAAAGCGCGACCGTCAGTACCGCCAAGAAATCGAAAGCCTGCGCCAGCGGCAAGTTGCCATGGACATTCGCAGGTCTGAAGAAGGTCTGAAGCAGTCTGGCGAGCTTGAGGAATACTACGAACTGGTCAATCTCAAGGACGCGGATCACCCGTTTGCCAAGCTCGTCAACGGAACACCCGGCTTGATGGACCGTATCTTGAGCGATCCTGACCCTGCTCGTTTCGCGCTGCAACTGGCGCGCAACCAGCAGATCACGATGAATCCAGACTACGCCAGCAAGCATGCGAACAAGCTGCGCGAGCAGATTCGCAAAGAAGTGCTTCAGGAGTTGTTGAGCAAGTCTCGTGGTCCCGTCAAGGGACCGAGGTCAGTGGCTTCCCTCAGTAGCAACGCGACCGGTACCAGCAAGAGTCCCAAGGATTTCAGGCAGTTGTCGGATGCGGAGCTTGAGGCGGCTGCTTTCGAGTAACCCACTTACTGGAGGTAACGCCTTATGGCATGGGTCTTCGGCGATAACGACCCCTTGAGGGTCAGGCAGTGGAGCGAACTGGTTGTTCGCGACGCTGAAAAGATGCAGGTCTTCGCCCCGCTGATGTACAGCGTGGACGGCGGCATGAAGAACAAGGCTCCCGACGCTCAGAAGGCGCAGGGTGTCATCAAGGTTCACAGCGAGTTCCAGTCTTCGGCTGGTGATCGCGTGACCATTGCCAACACCGCTCGTGTGAACGGTCGCGGCGTCGAGGGCGACGCGCTTCTGCGTGACACTGGTACTGACCTGAACACGTTCGCCATGGACGTGTACATTCAGCCCATCGCCCAGCAGCTTCGTACCTCGGGTCTCCTCTCGGAGCAGCGTACGCTTCTGAACTTCCGCAAGGAGTTCCGGCTCAAGCTGGCTGAGTGGGCTGCCCGTAAGGTCGAAGAGGGTATCATCCTGAGCCTTAGCGGCCTTACCAGCTACTATGGCAACACCCTCAGCAACTGGGGACAGGGCGTTACCGCAGGCTTCAACACTGAGTCGGCTTGCTTCGGCAACACGATTCAGGCGTTCGATGCCAACCACATCGTCTATGCCGGTGATGCGACTTCGACCGCTACCATCGGTTCGGACGACGTGCTGACTGCACAGCTTCTCACGAAGCTCCAGACCGTCGCTATGGAAACGCTGGATATTCCTATGCAGCCGCTCCAGATCGAGGGCGAGGATTGCTTCATGCTGATGTGCAGCAATCAGGGCGTGGAGCAGCTTCTGTATGATCCTGACTTCGTTCAGGCTCAGCGGGCTAACACCTACAACAAGAGCAATCCGCTGCTTACCGGCGTCATCGGTAAGTTCGGCATGTTCTATGTTCGCCCCTACCCCAAGATGCTGAAGCCTGCGGCAAACGTGTCGCGTGCCCTCGTCCTCGGACAGGATGCGCTGCATCTCGCCAAGAAGGATGACTGGTCTTGGTGGGAAGGTTTCGAGGACAACGCCGAGCGCCGCAAGGTCGTCTCGATCAGCGCTTTCCTCGGAATGGCCCCCACGTACTTCAACAGCAGCCGTCGCAACGCGCTTGCTGTCGATCACTACGTTCGGTAGTGGGAGGAGAAAGCTAAAATGGCTGTACTGCTTCAGCAGTCGGAGATTTTCGCCGCTCAGCGGACTCCGACCCTCGTCCATTTCGAGTTCAACGCGAACGACATCAACAAGTCGGCTCAGGCCGGTACCAATGTGGAGTTCACGTTGCCCATCAAGGGCGGCACTTTCGTCAAGGAAGTCGCCTACATCCTTGGTGAAGTCTTCAACGACAGCGGCACCTGCACCTTCATGGTGTATGATGTTGCTGCCGGTGGATCGAATGACTGGATTCCCTCGACTTCGGTCAAGGCCAGTGCTTCGGTCGTTCCCGTCACCTCGCGCACGGTGTCGGGCGGTGATTACGCTACGGGCAAGTACTATGCGGCTGATACGGTTCTCACGTTCCGTCTCGTCCCGCAGAATGCAAACTCGACCACTGGCGTAATCAAGGGCTTCGTCGAACTGTCCAACGTCACGCTGGATGGAATGAAGAAGGCCGTCACTGTTGCTGGCGAAGCGGCTGAGTAGGAGGGTTAGTCAATGGCTGACGTTCCTTCTTCGTCGATCACCAAGCAGGTGAGTCTTGGTTCGGCGCTGTCCGTCACTTCGACGGCGGCGCTGAGCACTCCCGTCTCGCTTGCCAAGCAGGCTCTGCCCATTCAGGGCGGTGTGCTCGGCAACTTCGGCGGGCTGCTGCTCGAAATCACCACGTCGGCTGTCACTTCCGGTGATTCGCTGGTCGTGTCGATTGAAGGCAGCTTTGCCAATGCTGATCAGATTGCAGCCGGTACCACGGACACGGATTGGTTTACCCTTCCCGTGCTTCAGGCTACCCCTGCAACCAGCACCTCTACCGGCCCTTCCGGTTCGGCTTCAGGTGCGCTCAGCTACACCATGGGTTCGGCTGCGGCGGTAAAGCTGGCTGCGCTTCTGCATGGGCCTCTGCCCCAGTGGATTCGCATCCGTTACCTCTGCACTGGCGCAGGTGCCAAGACGGCCACCATCGCTACGGCGGTGGCGCTCGTTCAGGGCTAAGGCAAACAAGCTGGGGGAGGGGGTTACAAACGTAGCCTCCTCCCTTAGTATTGTTCCAAGGAGACTCTCACAATGCCTCGTCCCACGTACTGTACCTACACCTTCGTAGGTATTCCTGCCGAGTCGGCAGGCGTTGGTTACTACACGACCACCCAGACTGGTACTGGTACCAACCTTGCAATCAACCATGATGTAAATGGTCTGGATCAGCACACCGGGTTCTTGGAAAAGGCCACGCTGATTGTCGAGCAGACCGCAGCGGGCTCGGGCAACAACTCGGGCAACAAGTTCACGTTCACGTTGCAGACCGGGCGCACGTCGTCGGGTCCGTGGCTACCGGTCCCGCTGACGGCGACGGTTGAAATCACCACGAACGCTGCTACGACTATTGGTGCAAACGCCGCAGGCCCCCTGTCGGGCTATGTCCGCGTGGTGGCTACCGCAACGGGTACCCCTCAGGCCCAGTTCACGGCCTACGTCATCGCGGGCGGCTAATGGCTACTGCAATCGTCAACATCGCCGGGGCTGTGATGGGCCTTGACTCTGGCGCGATGAGCGTCCTGCCGGGCGCCATTACTACGACCGATGCCCAGTACGAAGCCAAGTCCGTTGCCCTCGCGGCCACGACCAACAACAGCATCACGCTGCCGAATGCGGGTAACTGCACGGCGGCGATTATCGTTCCGCCTGTCAACAACACGGCTACGCTGTTGCTCAAGGGCGCGAGCGGCGATACGGGCGTGTTCTTGCACAAGACGATGCCGAGCGTGATTGCTCTCGACGGCAGTCAGTCCGCTACGCAAACGGACATCGTGCTCTATCCCAGCGGCGCAGTTACAGTTCAGGTGGTGTTCCTGTGAATCCAATGGGCCGCAAGAAGCGTATGGTGTACGTCGGTCGCCGTAACTGGATCGATCGCATGGGCATTCATTTCGAGCGCTACGTGCCGCTGGATGTGGACCTGCTCACCGCGCGCAAACTCGTGATGGCGTATCCGCTGGACTACGAGATGGTCTGGGAAGGGGCTCCCGATGTTCCTGCACGGGGAAGTGTCGCAGAGGCGGAAGCGAATACCGCTGACGTGCCTGCGCCGGACGTGGTGGTCGAGCAAGTTGTTGCCGAAGAAGATGCGCCGAAGAAACCGGCACCGACTCGCGGCAGGCCCAAGAAGGCTGCGGTTTCGTAGCAACGGGGGCGGAGGAAGCAAAGTATGGTTACGCTAGGGGAACTGCGTCGTAAGGTGCAGATGCGCCTGCGTGACTACTCGCAGAAGGGCTGGGAACCGCTTGAACTGAACAACCTCATCAACGAGGCTCAGGACACGCTCACGCGGGACACCGAGATTCTGCAAGGCTCCTACATCACCGACATCAACGCCAACCAGCAGATTTACCAGATCAAGCCGCCACCCGGCTATCGGCTGTATCGCGTGCTGAGCGTCAAGATTTACGACGCCAACCGGGACGGCTACCCCATTGAGCCTGTCACGCTCACGCAGCTTGACAACATTGACTACAACTGGCGAAACACGACGGGCGATCTGCCGCTGTTCTACCTGCGGGACTTTAGCCCGACCTCCCCGCTGCCTACCAACGATTCGATGTGGCTGTACCCAACGCCTAACACGGACAAGGCTGATGGCCTGCGCGTGGCGTATTCGATGATCACCAAGGGCCAGATGACCATGGACGACTCGGCCATGGCGGTGCCTGACGAGATGGAAGATGCGGTCGCAGACTGGGCTACTGCCGAGGCACTGTTGCTGGCGCTTCCGTTTGCTGGTGACAGGCAATCGACCTACGCCGAGATGGGTGCGCTGTTCCGTAAGCGATACGATGCCCAGATGGAAAAGACTTCGGCGTGGGTCAAGACGGGTCGTGGCCGGTCCCTGTTCACGTCTATGGGGTACTACTTCTAATGGCCACGATGGGAGACTTGCGCACCGAAGCGCGTAATCTGCTGGACGACACGGCAAGCACGCGCTGGACAGATGCCGATCTTCTTAGCTACCTCAATGACGCTCAGTACGAATTTGCTGTTACCACGGGCATCGTCACCAAGAAGATCACAATCAGTCTGACAAACAATATTGCCGAGTACACGATTACGGCGCCCGGACTTGTTGGTCCGCTGGACACCGTTTACTTTGTGAGCGGCTCGTCGCCTGTGTTCACGCGCACGCTGTACCCTACGACCGAGAAGCAGCTAGATGCTACGGTGGGTCCGACTTGGCGTGACGAGACGTTCTCGTGCGACAACCGGCAGGCGCCAGTTCAGTACTACCTTACGCCGGACACCACAGCGTCCTCGTCCGCAGCGTTGTTCAAGATCGGCATTTACCGTAAGCCTACTATATCGGCAGGCTCGCACAGTATCGTGATTTCTGGGCCTGTAGTTCCAACCACGCTTGTGAACACAGGGGACATTCCCGAGATTTTCTTGCAGTTCCATCAGGCCCTCCCCTACGGATGTGCATATCGGGCTTTGCTGCGGAACCAAGATACGGTATCGTTGGAACTAGCCGGGGCATACAAGTCTCGGTTCAATGAGTTCGTCGAGATGGCGCGTGCCACTCTTGGGGGTGTCCGATGAATCTTCAGACCTTGCGCAATCGGGTGTACATCCACACCCGTGACTTCAAGCGCGAGCGGTTCGACCCGCTCCTCATTGACCGCTTGCTGTCTGAGGCTCAGGAAGAGTTCAACGGGCAGACCAAGATTTTCCGTACGTCCACGGACCTGACCACGGATGCCAAGGGTACTGCCGATCTGGTCACGTCAACGAATAACGGGCAGATTGCCAGCATCTCGATCACAAATGCGGGTTCGGGCTACACAACCGCCCCGGCTGTAACAATCCCCGCTCCCGGCGCAGGCGTTCAGGCTACCGCAGTTGCTGTGGTACAGAACGGCGCAATCACTCAGGTCGTCATTACGAATCCCGGTTCGGGTTACACTTCGGCGCCGAGTCCTACGGTCGCTGCACCTACTAGCGGCACCACCGCGACTATTACGGCCAACCTCATTACGCAGGACAGCATCGCCATTCAGGGCGAAATCCTGCGCGTCGAGGACAAGGGTGCTACCCCGGCAGTGGCTCTTGTTCGTACCTCGGAAGAAGCTCTGGACGTGCTGGTTGGCCCTCAGTGGCGCAGCACGGCAGTCGGCTCCCCGCAGTTCTACATTCGCGGCAAGGGCGGCATTCAGTGGGGCGGCTTCACAGACGCGACCACCAACTACAATGGCTACGAGGCCATCACCATCTACCCGCTGGTGGCCAGTCGCGGCATTCGTGTCTGGTACGTGAAGCGTCCGCCCGATATGGTGGCTGACTTCGACACGCCCTCCATTCCCGAGCACTACCACATGGCTCTTGTGTGGCACGCTACCTCGACCCTGCTGTCCGAGTCGCCCAACGAGGCCGACAACGCCAAGGCCCAGCAGGCGGCGGCTCGGTATCAGGAGTTCGTCAAGCGCGGCATCGAGGAAGCAGACCAGTCCCTGCGCTGGAGGTAGTCCATGCCCAAGGGTTACTCCCTTGAGTACAACGACTTCAGCGGGGGACTGAACACTCGGCTCCCCGCCAGTCAGATTGCTCGCAACGAGGCGCAGGTCGCGGTCAACGTGGACTTGCGCTCTGGTGCGTTGAAGAGCATCAAGAACTTGGGTACCGCACTCACGTCCGAGTACCTGTCGTCAGAAGCCGCTACGTTTCAATCCGGCAAGTCTTTGCACTTTGCTGCCTCGGCGTATTTCATGGACGACTATACCTACCAAAGTTCTTTGTTCTCGTTCCCTAATCCTGCTGGTTTCTACCGTCAGTATTTGGATGACGGAGACGTAACGTACTTTACAAACGCCTCGTCGTATCCGCTTCGCGCCATTTCGGCAGACGCGCAGGCGCCCACTAGTATTGGTGTTATTCCGCCAACTCCACCCACCAATCTGACTAAAGCAGCAGGCGCTTTGAGCGGTCGGTTCAAGTACGCCATTACGTTCTTTACTTCCGACGACATTGAGTCCAATCCAACGTTCTTTGCTGACATCTCTTTGTCCAGCCAAGGTATTCAGTTTACGCTGCCTGACCCTAAGAACGACCGCGTGATTGGTGCCCGTATTTATCGGACGCGTGCAGACGAAGACGTTTACTTCTTGGCAAAGGAAGTTTACGGGGTTACGGCGACCACGACAATTAACGTGGATACCACGGGCAACGAAACGCAGTTGGACGTCGAGACGCAACTTACGTGGGCGCAGGGCGGCTTCCCGGCTAGTGGCGGGCAGTACATTGAAGACCACTCGCCGTGTCCCACTTTGACGGCTATCTCAAACCGACTTCACGCGGGCAGCAGCACAGGTAAGCCCGGCGCTGGCATCGTGTTCGGTGCTTCCGGCGCCAGCGTCCGTTGGTCTATTCTCGGCGCGCCCGACTATTGGCCCGTGGTCAACGAAGCCTCTCTACCGGGTGTGTGCGAAGCGCTTGTGTCGGTTTCAGGCGTGACGTATGCGTTTACTGCCACGGGCGTGTTCCAGTTTCTTGGCTCATCTGACGATGCCATTGTCGTGCAGCAGACCAACGCAGCGCACGGCGTTCGCCCCGGCACCGGGCATCTGGTCACGGACACCCCGTTCGGCATGTTGTACCAGTCTGCGGAAGGACTGACAGTCTTCAACGGGTCGTCGTCCACGGTGTTCTCGACAAACAAGCTGGCGCTCTCTACGGTCGAGGCATACACCTACCACTCAGCAGTCTTCTACGACAACCAATGGTTCCTGTTCCATACCGCAGGCGCGCTGGTCGCGGACTTGCAAGACGGGCTTGGCGGCGTCCGTTTCTGGAACTACACCCCGTCCGCCTTCAGTATTGCTGGCGCGGCAGTAGCGTCGTTTGACGCCCCTATTGCTTCGTCCCCGTTTGCGTCGCCGCTCGGTGTGTTGAACGAGGTAATCATCACGGACGGCGGGTCGGGGTACACTTCTATTCCCACAGGCAGTGTCAGTGCTCCGTCTGGCGGTGTTGCAGCAAGTGTAGAATTTTCGGGCAGTGTCGAAAGCATCGTGTTGACCGCCGTGGGTGCGGGGTACACCGCTGCGCCTGTTGTCACCATCGCCCCTCCTACAGGTTTTGGCGGTGTTCAGGCAACCGCGCAAGCGTTTATCGTCAACGGCGCTGTCGTAGCTATTGAGGTGACAGAACCCGGCAGTGGGTACACCGCTGTCCCTACGATTACCGTGGCTGCTCCTATCTCGGGCACGCAGGCAACGGCTACGGCGCGCGTCACCCTTACTGGCGCTCGTGTGACGCAGACCGGATTCGGTTTCAGCACCAATCCCGCTATTACGTTAAGCGGGGGGTCGCCCACTCGCGCGGCCACCGCAGTCGGCATCATTCAGCCGTTGGGTTTGTACCAGCATGGAGCGGTGCTTGTTGGTACCAAACTGTTCGTCATGGGCGGGCTGACCTATACCCCGGCGCCACTCGACACGGGTGCGGGCGCAGGTGTGGGTGGTTCTACGGGCCTGAATGCCGTCAAATACATGCAGGTCTACGACACCGCTACGCGCACATGGTCGGCCAAAGCGTCGATGCCGGCGGCCATGCACTCAATCACGCCGATTACAGACGGCACCGACATCTGGGTGTGGCGTGGAGCCGACGGTACATCCGACGCTGGAAGCGGTACGGCAGCTTTATACAAGTACACCGTCAGTACGGACACATGGTCCACCGTTACCGCAGCGAGTGGCACACCGCCTGCAACAGGTCTGGCAGGAGCAGCGGCGTGGTACGCTTCGCTTGGCGGCAGCAGTTACATGTACATTTACGGCGGATTCAACAACGTGCCCGCACTGCCCACGTCGCTTACGCTATTTCGAGTAAATCTGTCTACTAGGGTGTGGGAGCAGAAAGTATTTTCTGCGGGTACCGTTAATGATCTTGCTTACGGCGCAGTGGCTGTTAACGGCAGTACGGTTTATGTGTTTGGTGGACGGGACGCGGTAGACCAAACATACACGGAACCCGGCACGGCTTGGGACAAGTTTGTGTTGAACGCCACGATGGCTTCCACCACCGGGACCAAGGCATCGGATGCCACGATTACGGCGCGCGACTCCAGTACGGCCACCGTGCTTACCGTCGGCAGTTCGACCTACGTTATCCTGTACGGCGGTCAATGCATGCGGGCAGGGCCGCCCGAAATCAACACAACATATTCGTCGATGTGGGTGTTTGCTACCAGCAGTGAGACGTTCACCAAGCAAGTCAACAACATTCTTGGCCTGAACGAGCTTCGTGGGCATACGATGACCAAGTTGGCCGACGGCTCCGTCGTGATTTACGGCGGCGTGTCGGCAGGTACGGTAGCGCTGCCAGAGAGCACGGGCATTCAGTTCTCGCCGCGCGGCGCGTTTGATCCGGCCACCGTGACGACGATGTATGTGACTGAAGGCTCAGGTACTTCGTGGTCAGTCAAGCCGTGGGGTACCGGCTCCACGTACCTAGCGATGCAGTGGCGCGGACGAGAGGAAACGTCTCCTCTGCCCGGACAGCAGCATGTGATGACGCGGTTCCGTCTCGATTACGAGGGCGATCCGCAGTTGTCGATCTTTGCTGACGGCACTGAGAAACCGGGCGGTGCGTCATTCTTCTTTGACGGCACGTCGGCCCCCTCTCGTACGCAGGCTCGTCAGTGGTTTCCCAGCGCGTCTTCTACACGGCCTGATGGTCGTCGTCTTTCCGTGCAATTCAAGTCGCCAGCGTCCATCTCAGATGATACGGTAGTGTACAGGTTCGAGGTGGACGGCAAGACCGATGGCTCGTAGTCCGGTGTTGTGGAACCGCGTGCCCAACGGTGGCACTGCGGACAACCCTGCTGTGTACACAGCCATCCGAGACAGCCTGAAGGAGATTGCCGAGTCGATTCGCTTGCTGCAAGGCGGCCCTGCCACGGTGTCCGCTGCGGCGGCTCAATCAGCATCTGCTGCGCCCTACAGCAACACCGGCCCGACCCTTGTTACCACCGCGCCAGCGACCGGGTACGCCGGGTTCCGCCTCCCTCACGGTACGGCTCCGTCGTCGCCCGTCAACGGTGACATGTGGACCACCACGTCCGGGCTGTTTGCGTACATCAACGGCACTATCGTAGGCCCATTCTCGGCGGCGTCGGGCGTGTACCTGCCTTTGGCTGGCGGCACGATGACGGGGCTGTTGACTACCGTTGCGTCTGGTACGTCGTCGGCAGGCTTCAATCTTCCGCACGGCGCCGCGCCTACGACACCAGTAAACGGCGACTTGTGGACCACGACGACAGGCATCTACGTGCGCATCAACGGCGCCACGGTTGGTCCTTTGTCGGCTACTACAGGCACGGTCACTTCGGTCACGGGTACAAGCCCTGTCGCTTCAAGCGGTGGTGCCACACCAGCCATCAGCCTTAATGCCGCATACGGCGATACCCTCAACCCCTACGGCAGCAAGACCGCCAACTTTGTTCTTGCCGCGCCAAACGGGTCAGCGGGCGTACCGTCTTTCCGTGCGCTGGTGGCGGCGGACATTCCAAACTTGGACGCCTCCAAGATTACGTCAGGCACGTTTGGAATTGCGCGCGGCGGTACGGGACAGACCACATCTACTGCGGCGTTCAATGCATTGTCTCCGCTCACTACGCTCGGTGACATCATCTACCACGACGGCACAAACAATGTGCGGTTGGCGGGCAACACGCTCACTACGCGATTGTTCTTGGCCCAGACAGGCACTGGCACGGTATCGGCGGCGCCGACGTGGACTAACGTCGCAGCTTCCGATGTAATTTCCGGCGCGGCTTTGACCAAGGTAGACGACACCAACGTCACGCTGACGCTTGGCGGCACGCCTTCTGGCGCATTGCTTAAAGCGGTGTCGCTTACCCTTGGTTGGACGGGCCACCTTGCTCAATCGCGAGGCGGTTTCGGGGCCGACATCAGTTCGGTGTTGCAGAACCGAGTATATGCGTCGCCGAACGGATCGGCAGGCTCGCCTACGTTCCGCGCCTTGGTTGCTGCCGACATCCCGAGTCTGAGCGCCACGTATCTGCCGCTTGCTGGCGGCACGATGTCTGGCAGCATCAACATGAACAGTAACGACCTCACCAACGTAGACGGCATTAGCGCTACGCAGGTCTTTATTGGCGCAGCAGTTTCAGGCGGAAATCCTTTCTACGCTCAAAATACCGACACGACGTTTACTGACGCATTTCGTGACTTGGGGTTCTTCAACTACACGGTGTCGCCTAGTGCTGCGGCGCCTACGACCCAGTACACGTCGATGTACGCATCGACCACGATTAACTCGGTAAACACGATCTCTAATCGAGTACGGGCGGTGTGGGGCGAGATACTTGCACAGACAGCTATTGCAGACGTATCGGCTGTATACGGCGATATTACTCTGACGGGCACCGCCAATACCACCAACGCCATCGCTGTGCATGCTGGCGCTCCCACCGCCTCGTCTACGGGCCGCATCACGGGCTACGCAGCGGGCGTGTACATCGACGCGCAAACTGGTGGTGCAGTAACGGGCACGGCGTACGGCATCTATCAAGCCAGCACATCGGACAAGAACATTCTTGCAGGCGGCGTGCGTATTGGTAGCACAACGACGCCGACAAATGCGCTAGATGTTACTGGCGCAGCTACGGTGTCTGGCAATTTTGCGGTCGATACCGACACATTGTTTGTGGACGCTACCTCAAACAAAGTCGGCATCGGTACGATTGCCCCGGCCCAGAAACTTGACGTGGCGGGCACGCTCATCGTCACGGGCAACAGCGACATGCCTGCCTCTGCGGGGACCAATGTCCGCATCACAGGCGGTTACGCAAGCCCTGACATTGGTCGTATCTTCATCGGCGACGGCACGGGATGGAAGCTGCACTTCTCGTCCCGCACCGCCAGCACCAACACGGATCGTGTGACGATTCAGGACAACGGCAACTTCCTTGTAGACACCAACGTCTTGTACGTCGATGCAGTGAACAATCGTGTTGGCGTGAACATGACGCCAACCGTCGCGCTGGATGTGACAGGCTCTGCCAAGGTCACTGCGGACTTCACGGTGGATACGACGACGTTCTTTGTGGACTCCACCAACAACCGCATCGGTGTTGGCACGGCTACGCCGTCCGTTCTGGCGCACTTCTTCCAAAGCACCACGGGCGATGCGCAGGTACGGCTGAACAACAACAACGCAGGCACGGCGGCGGTGATGACCTATCTGCTGACCAATGGTTCGGCCAACGCTGGCCTTGAGCTTACGGGGGCCAGCTTCACGACGTACCCCAGCCGACTCAAGTTGTACAACGGTGCTGCTGGCGGCGTGGTCATGGAATCCGACAATGCTGCCGGGTTCTTCTCTGTCTCGACCGCTGCTACGTTCCCGACTGGCGAGCGCATGCGAATCAAAGGCGATGTCAAGGCTCTGTCTGGCCTCACATCGGTAATCTCGCTTGGCTTGAGCGCCGGTTCGTTTGCGGGCGCCACCATTATCTACACCATTGAAGCCACGGACGGAACCAACCATCAGGCTGTCTCGGGGATTGTGAGCGTGGCTATTGCCCGCAACACCGCAGGCACATTTGCAACTGGACAGGTAAGCGATACCAAGACTGCCACGTCTACGACATCGGGTACATTGACGGTCACGTGGTCCGCCCCTACTGGAGCCGACCCTAGTTTGGTGCAGGTAACAGCAACGTCCAGTCTTGCGGTATCGGCGGGCTACCCGCGCATCAGGTACACGGTATTCCGTAATGGCGCAGGGACGCTGAACATCCTGTAGTTGAACGCCTGTGAGGAATCGGGTACAGTCAGGGTATGGAAAAGCAGCAGCAGCTTGAGCAGGCGTGGGCGCTCTACGGTCGAGCCATGTTCCAGAAGGAACGTGCCGAGGCCGAGGCCAAGCGTGCTATCGAGCAGATCATGGTGCTTGAGAATCTGGTGGCCAGCGAGCAGGCACCGCCTGCCGAAGCCGAGGGCTAATGGCTGACGCAAATCGCCGCGCACTAGAGTCCGCAGGTAGCGCTGCGGCGGCTGGCGCTGTCATTGGCTCGTTTATTCCGGGCATTGGCACGCTTCTTGGCGCAAGCATCGGCGGGTTGTACGGCGCTGTTACGGGTTACATGAGCGCCAACGAAGAAAACGCTCAGCTTAGTAGTGCCGAGGACTTGGCCAAGAAGGCCATCAACGAAGCATCAGCTAAGTTGGCGGCGGCTAACGCTGAGCAGAAGGCGGCGCTAGAAGAATTTATCAACGGGCAGAAGAACGTCCTCAATGAGGTTCGGGTTCGCAAGCAGAAGCTGGCGGAAGAAGTTGCGACTGCCGAGAAAAGCGGAATCTCCGAAGAAGAGAGGCAGATCGACAAAGGCTTTGAGGGCCTGCGCGGAGCACTTAAGCAACAAGAAGGCGGCCTTGATGTTGTCCGGCAGCTTCAGCTTGAAGGCATCCGGCAGCGCGAAGCATTGCTGGGAACGGAAGAAGCTGCTGCTCGACGCGTAACGGCTCCCGGTGGATTGCTTGAGCGGCAGCAGCAGCAGAACGCGCTTGCTCGCGCACAAGCCATGCAGAAGGCCCGGCTCGGCGGCCCGGCTGCTCGCGCTGCGCTCATGGGTCAGTTTGCCACGCAGGGTGCGCAGCTTGGCATGCAGGCCCAGCAAGACATCGCCGATGCGCAACGCCGTGTTCGTGAAGGGCGGATGGGGTTTATCGGCGAACAAACCTCTGCCGAACTGGAACGTCAGCGCGGGCTGATGGACATCTACGGTCGTCGCGGCACCCTCGACATGGACCAAGCCCGCAGTGCTGCGGGGTTTACCGGAAGGCGGA